GTAATCAAGAGGCGAGGTCTCACGGACACGCAGACCCATGGCCCGGGCTGCGGCTGCGACACACTCATCGCGCTGCACCGGGTAGGCGAACGTGATCGCCAGGGCATCGGCCAAGTCCGGCGATCCCGCCGACGGCAGGCGCTTGCGGATGTCGTCCTTGCTTTCGAGCACGATGCGATCGGCCGTGTCGAAGCGGTAGGTGGGCGTGGCCAGCTCCTGCTTGAGCTCCATGATGTCGGGGATCACGCCGCCGGCACCGAGCCAGTCGCGCAGGTCGAACCACATCTCGCTGCGCTTGTTGACGAACCGCCCCGAACTCGCCCGCCCACCGAAGTTGACCTCGGTCACGCGGTGGCCGAGCTGGCGCAATCGATCGATCACCCCGCCCCCATTGCCTGCGTCAATGAACACGGCGTCGGGATGCCAGCGCTCGATGTAGCCCGCCACGCGATCGGCCAGCTCCATGTTGTCGATGCCCCGGTAGACCTCGGGCCGCCCGGCACGCAGGCCTTGCCGCGGGAAGATCACCGATCGGTCATCGCCAAAGCGCGCAGGGTCCACGCCCAGGACCTTGGGCGCGAAGCTGTACTGGTCCTCGCGCAAGTGCCGGCCCACGGCCTGGTGCACCTCGGCCAGGCTGATGAGCTGATCGTCGCCGGCCGCGCTGAAGTCGCACAAGTACTCGCGTGCGAACGAGGTCTCGTTCATGTCGCGCTTCAAGCGTGCCACCTCGTCCGGGTCGAGCGACTCGGTGTCGTACACGGTGTAGAGCGCCGAGTGCCATTCGGGCAGGGCCTTGGCTCGGTAGAAGAGCTCGCTGAACAGGTTGATGCCCATCGGCGTGCCGATGAACAGCGCCCAGCCTTTGCGGTCGGACAACGCCGGCTGGATGATGTCGTTCCACACCTCGGCCTTGATCTGGGCGACCTCGTCGATCACCACGCCGTCAAAGCGCATGCCTCGCATGGCGTCGGGATTGTCGGCACCGAACACACGCACCCGGGCGTTGTTGTTCGCAAATTGCACCCAGAGCTCGGACTCGTTGACCTCGACCAGCCCATGCTCGATCAAAGGGGCCACGCGGGCCTTTAAACGGGCCCAGGCGATCGCCTTGGCTTGTTTGAGGTACGGAGCTACGTAGACGAAGAGCGGAAGCTCCAGCGGGCATCTGAGCGCTTTGTCGATGAGCTCGGCCAGTGCCAGCTCGGTCTTGCCCGCTCGACGGTGCAAGGCCAGCACCGTGAACCGCTTGCGCTGCATGTGGCACTCACGCTGCCAGGCCCGCGGCCGGTAGCCCAGGTCGATCGTTGTCACGCGATGTCGGTGTCTGGCACGTCCGAGGGCACGCCGGTTGCGATCACGATCGCGGCCTTGACCGGGCCACCGTTGGCGCCCGTCACCTCAGTGCGATCGGCGAAGACCTTCTTGCGCCTGCCCTTGAGCATCAGCGCCAGCAGCGAGTCGCTGTAGACCAGTCGCGTGCCGACCAGTTGCCCGCCTTGGTACACGGGCTCCTCGACGCCCTCGAGCGCACGGCGCCTGGCCTCTTGCTCGAGCTTGTCGGCCGACATCTCGATGGCCAGCTCGCACTGTGCTGCGAAGTCGGGGTTCTTCTGGCGCCGGATCCAAACGGTCTGGCGATCAATGCCCACCGCCTCGCAGGCGCGATTGATCACCCCGTGCTCGGCGAGAGCTGCGAGAAAAGCGTCGACCCACAAACCACCAGGATTAGTCATGCCCCGAACCTACCATCGGCGATTCAGGTAACGGACACCTCTCGCAAGTGCCTCGCGGCCACCTGACTGCGCCGATAGCCCTGCACGATCTTCCAGATGCAGCCCTTGCTCACGTCGAACTTCTCGGCAATGGCTGCCAGCGTAAAGCCCGCGTCCCTGAGCTCCAACACGAGCTCGACCTCACGGTCCAGCAGCTTTGCACCAGGGTGATGCTCACCGATCCTTTTGCCCAGTTCATTGACCGCAATCATTCGCACATGGCTCATGGTCCTGCTCCTGAAAAAAGTCATAACAAGCAAAAATCTATCAACTGGAAATTGCTTTACACTTCGATTGTCGCAACTGCCAAAACCCAACCACCATGAAGCAAATCACCATCGACAATCGACAGTTCAGCTATCTCGGGATTGAGCCGCACACCCGCGTAGACGGTCGTGAGACCAACTTGCACACGTGGATGGCGGAATGCATGCACCCCGGCTGCAATGCGTGTTGGATCTTCAAAACTCCGGCCATGAACGTCAAAGGCGAGATGGAGCCGCCAGAAGCCGTCTCGCGTCAGCAGAACTACCGGTTCAAAAGGCGGTTCTGCATGCGCCACACGGAAAAGCGAAAGCGCGACCGGGTCAGCTACGCCAAGCAAAGCAAAGTGACGGACGCCGACGTTCGTGTGATGCGGGAAATTGCAAAGGCTCACAAAGGCCACCGGACTGACTTGTACCAGCGCTTGTCGGTGCTCTTCGGCGTGACGCCCTCGACCACCAGGGAAATCCTCGCCGGAAGAAGACGAGCAACAGCAACATGACATCGCGATCGGGCGTGCAACGCGTGCATCGCGTAGTACCCCCTTCCAAGGGGTACTACTGCTGCGATGCAAGCGACGTTGCAGGCGCCCTCCCATTTCCCGTGCAACGCAACGCCGCGTTGCACCTCGCGTTGCACGCGTTGCACGTCAAAAATGTTCAAATCAGCAGACACTGATGCACCCGTCATCGACCCAAAACGGAGCGCTGTCACCCGTGGTCAACGTCGAAATTGCCCTTCGCACACGCTGACGACGAGTGTCCCGCTTGCCCTCCTCCACCCCTGGAAGTCGTCGCATCGACTCGCTGACCACTGCCTCAAGCTCAATGCCTGCGGACTGAAACTCGGCCATCTCCATGACGACCGCGTGCACCACCGACTCGACTGGCCCCATGGCTTTGCTCTGCCCTTGGACCTTGAGCTCTGACTCGATGACCACGCAGGAGGTGATGGGGTCGAGGTCCTCGTCGACGCCGAGCTGAACGATCTGCAGCTCGAATGCCCACTGCAGCCCGTCCTCGCCGTCCTTGTTCTTGGACAGTCTCAGGCTGCGCTGGCCACTGGGCTCATCGCGCATGACTTCGATCTCTGCATCGGCCGCGGCGCGCAGTCCTGACCAGCCTCGAGCGCCCTTGGCCTGGTCCTTGCCGCTGTGGTGGATTAGGATCACGAGCGCTCCAGTGGCCTCGTGGATGCGCTTGCAATGAGCCAGGGCCTTGCCCATGTCCTCGCCCGCGTTCTCGTTGCCTCCGGGCATGGTCTGTGCCAGCGTGTCGATGATGATCACATTGGCACCGCCTGCGGCCTTCACGCCCACGACGATGTCGGCTGCGTCCTTGACCTCAAGCAGGTTGGGCGCACCGTTGAGCACGGTCATGGGCACGTCATCGAGCTCGATGCCCTGGTGCAATGCGTAGGCCGCCAAGCGCTTCCTGAACCCGTCAGCGCCTTCGGCAGCGATGTAGGCCACCTTGCCCTGGCGGACCTTGCGACCGCGCCATGGGCGCCCTTGTGCGATGGCCAGGGCCATGTCGAGCACTGCAAAGCTCTTGCCTGAGCCGCTGGCACCGTAAACAACCGCCAGGCCAGCCTGCGGGAGCACGCCCTTGATGACCCATGCGCTGGCCGTGGTGCTGGCGAAAGTGGCCACGGGCTCAAAGTGATACCGCGGCGCCTTGCTCTCGGCCGCAGGCTCCGAGCTCTGCTCTGTGGGCGCAGCGCTCTCGACCAGTGCATCGAACTCCTCAGGGCTGGCGGGAGCGTTCAGGTTGATGCCTGCGCCGTACTCGTTGGCCATCTTGACCAGCGATCGGCCGGTGATGATGGGACCGGTGCCGCGGCCGAAGCTGCGCCAACGCTCTTGGCCGTACTCGCGGGTCGTGTACTTGGGTGAGTTTACGGACCAGTCGTCCCAGAGGTCGAACCCGTCGCCGTTGGTCTCGCAATGGATGGCCATGCCAACATCGACCCACCGGTCATAGTCCAGATTGCGTGGCAGCGCGGCCAGTGCCTGCTCGATCTGGGGCACGGTCAGACCGACGGGCTCGCCGCGTATGACGACCTCGCGCTCGGTCGTGAACCGGCTGGCGTGCAGTGCGCGGACCTTGTCGTCGATGTTGGCGATCGTGTCCTCGTTGCCAAGGGTCTCACACAGCTCGATCGTGTTGCCGGTGAACGTGACAAGGCCCCGGGCGGAGAAGGGCGCAAGGCCGGACGCGGCATCGCGGGTGGACGTGCCGTTGCCGAGGGCGCCGCGGAAGAACGCGCGAATGCCCACGCCGCTGGGCGAGAACGCCGCATACGTGGCCAG